GATGAAGATGACTTCCGTAAGAACGGTGGAGTTATGAATCATGAAACAGTAGAGTCTATGAGTAAGAGACGCAAACCTTTTACTGTCGATTACACAGGATTTGGTTGGGTTCTTATTCGTAAGGGTGTATTTGAGCGTCTCGAATATCCTTGGTTTGCTCCTAAGATGCAAGTCTTTGAGTCAGGCAATGTTCAGGACATGTGTGGCGAAGATGTCTCATTCTGTCTAGATGCCAAAGAAGCAGAGGTAGAGACTTGGTGCGATCCTCGTATCAGAGTCGGTCACGAGAAGATGCGTGTTATCTAATGTCTTACGGAACTCTTTATAACCTTTTGTATAATAATGAGGTACTTTACAAGTGCCTCACTGAAGAGGAACTAGGAGAGGTTCTGCAAGATTATGCTGACCGCTTTTTCTCGGATAGAGAGAATAATATTGACCCAGATAAAATTGATGTACAACCACAACGGAGATAGTAATGCCCGTCAGAACTAAAACAGGAAACTTTGGATCTGTAACTGTATCAGACACCACCCCCAAAAAAACTCGACAAGGAAGAGGCAAACATACAAAATATGCAGCAACGTCTCGAAATAGTGCTAAAAAGAGATATAAAGGACAAGGCAAATGAATGTAAAAGACTTAATCACCGCAATCGCTCGTTTTCCAGAAGAATACAAAGATATGCGGAAAGGAGAACTATCTAAAAGACAGATAGAACTTCTTGATGGTGCGGAAATTAAGTCGCATGAAGGTATGATATACGGTGCAATGTATAAAGACTGGAAAGTAAGGAAAGGGTTTGAAGATGAGAATGAATGATCAAACTAAACTAATGTACGCTCTAGAGCATATTGATCACCTCTATGATTTAATAGAGGACAATTATTGGGAAGATTACCTCTATGATAATATAAGGAGTATGGAAGTTATTTTAGAGGCACAATTAGACGAAATAAATAAAAAGAAATTCCGAAGATAAATATATACGGCATACGTCCTGAAAAAATGGATACCTGGCATAATCCTGGTTATTTTAAAAGGAATAGTGGAGGAAAACTAGTGGAAGTTGACAATAGGACTCTGATTACAGAGACAGATTCAGATCATCAGTTAAAAAAAATTGCTAAACGCAATGTAAATCTACCCAAAGAAGAACTATACGATCCTTCTGTAGAAATAACTGATTGGGAAGTGACTAAATAGATATTAAATAATAGTATTAAATAAATATCATGCCCTTAGAGCGATCTAGCGTTGGTTTTAAGGATATTAGCTTGTCCTTAAAACAAAATCCACTCACAAAGGACGTTTTAGTTCTTAAAAATGAGAATGCTATAGCTCGTTCTGTGCAAAATCTTGTTCTTACCCTTCAAGGTGAGAAAATGTTCGATCCAGATCTTGGATGTGCAGTAAACAGACTACTATTTGAGAATGTAGACATGTTTACAGCAGATAATTTAAGAAGAGAGATAGAATCGGTCATTGAGAACTACGAACCAAGGGTAGACATTGATACAGTCACGGTAGAACCTGATTTTGAAGGTAATGCAATGGATGTAACTATAGTATATGTGATCATTGGGATAAATGCTTCACCTCAGCAGTTATCATTTGTCTTATTACCGACTCGATAGATGGCATTAGTAAATTTTTCAAATTTAGACTTTGATCAGATAAAGACTCAAGTCAAAAGTTATCTGAGAACTAACAGTGACTTTACGGATTTTGACTTTGATGGGTCTAACTTCTCTATATTATTAGATACATTAGCGTATAACACGTATATATCAGCATATAATGCCAATATGTTGTCTAATGAGGTGTTTATTGATGGTGCTACACTAAGAGAAAACGTTGTATCTTTGGCAAGAAACGTTGGTTATATGCCAAGATCTAATGTATCTGCAAGAGCAAAGATATCCTTCTTTATATCTACTGCCAATTTAACGAAAAACCCTACTACAATCACTCTTAAAAAGGGTATTGTAGCAACAAGTTCGTCTAATTTTGGAAAACAGAGTTATACCTTCTCAATTCCTGAAGATATTATAGTTCCAGTGTCTGGTGGTATTGCTACTTTTGATGCAATATCAGTTTATGAGGGAATTTACCTTACAGAGACCTTTACATATAATAGTTTAAACAAAGATCAAAGGTTTATTCTCAATAACACCAATATTGATACCTCCTTATTGAGAATTGAAGTAAGAGAGACTAAAGAAAGTTCAATAACTAGAAAATATAAGTACGTAAACAACATTAGTGAAGTTGATAGTAAAGACGATATCTTCTTTTTGAATGAAATTGAGGATCAAAGATATGAAATCTTCTTTGGTGATGGTCTTTTTGGTAGAAAATTACAAGATAAGAACTATATTATTGCCTCTTATATTGTTACTGCAGCAGATAATGCTAATGGAATATCAGATTTTACCTTTGTAGGTAGACTACATGATAATGATGGCAATACAGTTAAGGTTTCATCACCAATTGTGACTGCAGATGAGGCTTCTGGTGGTGGTACTTCTATTGAAACTGTTGCTTCAATTAAGAAATTTGCTCCTAGAGTCTATGCATCTCAGAATAGAGCAGTAACAGCAACAGATTATGAGACCATTTTACCCCAAATATTCCCTGAAACTGAATCAGTTGCTGTTTTTGGTGGTGAAGAATTGACTCCACCTAAGTTTGGTAAGGTTTATATCACAGTAAAACCTAGAAATGGCACATATTTACCAAATAACATTAAGGATAACCTTAAAATTGCTCTTAAAAAGTATGCAGTAGCAGGAATTCTTCCAGAATTTATTGATTTGAAGTATCTTTATGTTGAATATAAGTCTAGTGTTTACTATAACGCTAATTTGGGTAGTGCCCAACAGTTAAAAACTACAATAACTAACAATATTAACAGGTATTCTGCATCAACAGACCTAAACAAATACGGTTCTAGGTTTAAATACAGTAAATTCCTTAAGATGATTGACGATTCTGATCGTGCAATCACCTCAAACATCACAATGGTTAATATGAGGAGGGACTTAAAGGTCTTAGTTAATGAAGTTGCTGAATATGAAATATGTTTTGGTAATGAATTCCATGTAAAAAATCCAACAGGGTATAACTTTAAGTCTTCTGGGGTGTCAGTTAGTGGTATAACAGGTACTGTTTACTTTAGCGACATACCAGATGCAGACCTTTTAACAGGAACAGTCATTATATTTAAGTTGGATGCAGCACAAACACCTATAGTTGTACGTCAAAATGCGGGTAAAATCGACTATAAGAAAGGTGAGATTATGATTAATGCTCTAAATATTACTGCCACTACTAAGAAGGCATCTGGAGACCAGATAATTGAGGTCTCAGCTATTCCTAAGTCCAATGATGTTATTGGAAAACAGGATTTATACTTACAATTAAGTTCATCATCATCAACTATTACAATGGTATCCGACACCATATCTTCTGGAGCAGAGCTCTCAGGATCAGGATATATAGTATCATCTAGTTACACCGACGAAGAATACGTAAGGTTGTAAAGATATGCAAAAAAATAGAGTAAAAGCCCGCCACTTAGTACAGGATCATGTGCCTAATTTTGTTAGGGACAATTATCCTGAATTTCAAGACTTTCTTAGGACTTATTATAAGTCAGTAGAATCACCTGGTGGTCCTACTGATATACTTAATAATATTGATCAATATGTAAGATTAGAGAATTTATCAGAACTAGTATATTTTACTGATACTACTTCTGGTATTGGATTGTTTAATGATACAATAAATGTAAGTGATACTGTAGGATTTCCAGAACAGCATGGTTTAATTCAGATTGATAATGAGGTCATTAGTTATGAATCTAAAACTGCAACTACTTTTATAGGTTGTGAGAGAGGTTTTAGTGGAATAACATCATATAAAGGTGAGACTGATGATAGTTTAACCTTTAGCGAAACAGCAGTATCGGAACATGTTTCTGGGTCAGTAGTATATAATTTACATGCTTTATTCTTATTTGAGTTTTATAGAAAGTACAAAGCACAATATACACCAGGATTTGAAGATATACACTTCTTTGATGCAATTAATGAAAAGATTATAGTCTCCAGATTAAAAGATTTTTATGCTGCAAAGGGTGCTAGTTCTTCTTTTGACATACTGTTCAAGATAATTTTTGGTGTTGAAATATCAGTTGTTAAACCAAGAGACTTCTTAATTCAACCCTCAGACGCAGATTATAGAATTGTTAGAGATTTGGTTGTAGAACCATTGGCTGGTGATCCTAATGATTTAATTAATAGGACTCTTTTCCAAGATGAAACTGGTTCTATTCAAAAAGCAACAGGTTCTATTACTGCTGTAGAACAGTTAATTAAAGATAATCAGGTTTACTATAGATTAAGTCTTGATTATAATCCAGATATTGAACTCTTTAAGTTTACAGTTCATCCTAAAACAAGACTTACTGAAGCAGCACCTTTTGGTCAAGATTATCTTGATGTTGACTCTACTGTAAGTTTTCCTGCATCTGGTATTCTTCAGGTTACAGTTGATTCTGTTATATACGATATTTCTTATACTTCTAAGTCATCTACTCAGTTCTTTGGTTTAGAATGTCCAGTTAATATTACAAATTCTTCTAATATAACAACACCAGACTATGCATATGCTGTTGATAATGAAGGAAATGATATAAGAGTTAAAATAAGTGGTGTTCTTGGTGATTTAATTTATGATGCTGGTGCATCAAATTATTATTCTGCAGGAGATCAAGTAGAAATTGTATCTTTAGGATATGATACTCAGGATCAATTATATAAGAGTTGGATTTTAAATATTACTCCTGAATATGATGTTGATATTATTACAAGATTAACTACTGCGATTAATGGTGCTGCACAGTATAGAATTACTACCTTTGATCCTCATGTATTTACTTTAGGTGATATTGGAACATTAACTTCAAGTACAGGACTCATTTATGATGTAAGTGTTCTTGCTGTTGGTGATGAAAGAACTTTTGATGTTAATTTACCTGCAAATCTTACAACCAATAACGTAACATTTACGGTTAGAAGAGGAATTTCTAAGGTTTCTGCAACAAATCTTCCGAAATTATCAAAAGTATCTGCTAATATACAAAATGTTTATACTCATGAGGATGGTGTAGGTGGAAGAGATGCTTATGTTGTATCTGCATCATTACCAGACTACTTTAATACACCAATTGTACCTAAAGACCAAGCAGTAATTTTTAGTGGACAATATAATGGGTTTGAGATGAACATTGGTTCAAATCCATTCTATAGTGGAGATGCTGTTTGGTATAGTGCTAATAATAATATTCCACTTAGTATACCTGAAGGTCAATATTTCATTAAAAAGGTAAATGCAAGTACAGTTAAACTTGCAACTAGTAAATCAAATATTGCAAATGATGTATTTGTAAGGGTTTTTGGTACAGTAACGAATAATAAATTTGAATTAATAGATTTTTATGGAAAAGAGATAAAACCACAAAATATAGTTAGAAAATTCAGTAAACCTGAAATTTCAGATGCTTCAGAGCTCACAACTCCAGGTCAAATTGGAATGTTCCTTAATGGTGTAGAAGCATTAAACTATAAATCAAGCGATTTGGTATATTATGGTCAGATTGAAGGTATTAATGTATCTGCGGTTGGAGATTCTAACTATGATGTTATTAATCCACCAGTACTTCACATTGAGGATAGTATAGGTGTTGGTGCAACTGGTGTATGTAATCTTACTGGATCATTAAAGAGAATTGATATTATTGATAAAGGATTTGACTATGTTACAGATCCAACTGTAACCATTTTTGGTGGTGAGGGTGATGGTGCAGAGGCAAAATGTAATCTCTCTAAAGTAACTCATAAAGTATACTTTAACGCTGCATCACAATATGTTGATGTGAATCTTAATGAGAATACTATTGGTTTTAGTACATATCATAAATTAAGAGATCAAGAAGAAGTAATCTATAAAAATGAAGGTCAGACTGCAGTTGGTGGATTAGTAGATAAATCAATCTATTTTGCCAATACAATTGATGATAGAACAATTAAACTTCATAATACGTATGAAGATGCAATTTCTGGTATAGGTACTGTAGATTTAACCTCAAATGGTGAAGGTCTTCAGTTTATAGAGGCATATAATAAGAAGAGTATAGTTTCTTCTATAGAAGTTGTTGCAGGTGGTACTGGATATAAAAATAAGACTTTATATTTTACCCCAAGTCAAGTTAATATTAATAATAATACTATTGAGATAGAAGATCATGGTTATAGTGATAAAGAGACTGTAATATTCATAAATGAGGGTGGTTCATTCCCTGTAGGTGTTGCATCAACTACACAATGGTTAGTAAAGGTTTTAGATAAGGATAGCATCAGACTTGCAAGAAAAGTTGTTGTTGGTGCTGGTGAAAGTCTTGGGTCTGATTATTTTTATGTAAATAATAGATTTTTTGATTTTACTGATAAAGGAACTGGAGATCACAAATTAACATATACACCAATTACAGTTACTGTTGATGGTCCTATAGGTGTTAGTACATTTGCTGGTCAAGACTTTAGAACACAAATAAGACCATTATTCACAGGATTTATTGATTCAATATCATTAAGTAAAAAGGGTAGTGATTATGGTGATAGGGAGGTTATGAACTATAACCGCCAACCAGTTATTACTTTAATTAATGGTAAAGATGCTCAATTAACACCTCTTGTATCTTCTGCTGGAGAAATTATTGACGTTGTTATTAATAATTTGGGTAGTGGATATAATTCAGTACCAACTATTGAGGTTGATGGTGATGGATCTGGTGCAATATTAACTCCTATCATTGTGGATGGAAAGGTTGCTGCGGTTAAGATTATTAATAATGGATTTGGATATAAGAGAACTAATACTTACTTAAGAGTTGTTGAAACTGGTAGTGGTGCTAAATTTGAGGCAAAAATTAAAACTTGGAATATTAACCTTGTTCAAAGGTTATTGTTATCAGGTCAAGTAGCTGCTGATGATGGTGTTCTTGGGTTAGGATTAGCATCAAATAAAGAAATTGAATATTGTCATGCATTTTCTCCAAGAGAATTACGTAGGAAATTGCTCTCTACATCAGTTGACGTAGATGGAACAATACTGTATAGAGCAGATATTGTTAATGAGACTAATACTACAAAATATCACTCACCTATTGTTGGTTGGGCATATGATGGTCATCCAATTTATGGTCCTTATGGATATGCGAATAGAGAAGGTGGTGCTGTAAGGAAACTTAATACTGGTTATGAATTGAGAGTAGATGTATCTGGAATTAGACCTCCAACTTATGCATCTGGTGTATTTGTAGAAGATTATGTATTCATTGGTGGTGGAGACTTAGATGAGCACAATGGACGCTTCTGTAAGACCCCTGAATTCCCTAATGGTACGTATGCTTACTTCTTAACTATAGACTCCGCACAGGAGGTTGCAGGACCATTTGCTGGTTATCTAAAACCAGTATTCCCTTATATTATTGGACCAACCTTTAAAGGTGCATCAAACCGTTATAACTTTAGTCAATTCTCTAGTTTAGATTTTGTTGATATTAATAATAGTGATTGGACTAGGTATACTAGTAACTATTCTATTAGAGGTGCAAGATCTAGATATACTGGATTTATTCAACCCAACTTATTCAGTGAAGGTTTTACTGAAGTTGTATCTACAAATGCAGGATCTGTAGATTCTCTCAATATTATTGCTCCAGGTGATAATTACGCTATTGGAGACAATATATTCTTTAATAATGAAGGAACAAGTGGATCTGGTGTATATGCTCGTATAGCAACTATTCAAGGTAAAACGGTTGATAATATTAACGTTTCTGTATACGAAAATAGTGGAGTTCAATTTACTCCTGTACTTGGTAAAGGTAGATATATTGGAATAGGTTCTACTCCTCACAATTATAGTGTTGGTGATATAGTATCAATTCAAAATTTAAATATTCTAGCGACAGAATTTGCTAAAACATATAGTGTTGGTATTGGAACTAATAGACTAACATTAACATCTGATCTTCCATCTACAAGTACAACTGGAATCACTACTTACGTTAATGTTACTGGTACTTTAACATTCCCAACAATTGCTGTAGATGATATTTACGAATCAAATAATGAGCAAGTTAGAATTTTAAGTATTGATAGTCGTAATTCTAGAATTAGGGTAAGAAGAAATATTACTGGTTTAGCAACAGAAACTTCACATTTATCTGGTGATTTCTTAGTTGAAAAACCAAGAAAGTTTACTATTAACACTGGTTATACAACAACTACTCAATATAAGCTTGATCGTATTCTTTACTTTGAACCAGAAGAGTCTATTGGACTTATAAGTGAGAATTTAGTTTTGTATTCTGATCCCGTATCTCTTAGTGCAAGTACTTGGGGTAAAGCAACAGCATCTAATGGTATAGGAACAATTACTTATTATGCTGATAAGACTCCAGACGGTAATATCTCTGCTGCTAAAGTTGGAATTGCTACAACAGTATCTGCTACTGATACAATGGTATTAGAGAATGGTGTATTCACACTTTCAGGTAATATTCATACAGTATCTGCTTTCTTAAGAGGTGAATCTGGTGGAGAAGAAGTATGGATGATTCTACGTGATACTGCGGTAAATGTTTACTATCATCAAAAGGTAACTCTTACTAAAGAGTGGAAGAGATTCAAGTTTACTGCTACAACTAATGCCAACCCACATAAAGTACAGTTTGGTGCTAATGGAGTTGCTGTAGGGTCAGGAACGACCATTAGAGCAACATTGAATAGTACTCCCACATTCTATGTTTGTGGTGTACAGGTAGAGCAAAGTGAATTTATGTCTCCTTATGTTCCAACATATGATACCCAAGTTTTAAGTTCTGCTAAAAAGGTTGGTAAGACATATTTACAGAATTCTGGTGGAAGTGTAAATGCCTTTAGTCCTGTTCCCAATGCATTTTATATTCCAGGACATGGTTTATTAACTGGTGAAAAAATACTCTATAATGTTGGTGCTGGTGGTAGTGGTCCAGCAGTTAGTGTTGGTTCTACAAATTATTGGTTAACTGATAATACAGTATTATATGCTGCTGTTTATAACGATAGTTTTGTTGGTATATCAACCAATCAAATTGGTATTGGAACTACTGGAACCTTTGTTGGAGTTGGTACAGATGATGTTGGTGTTTTAAATATTGACAGTTTTGGTTCTGGAACTGAGCATAGTTTTAAAACAGTTTATAGTGATATAATTACTGGTGATATTATTAAAAAGACTGCGACAGTTGCTACTGCTTCTACACATGGTTTAAGTGATGGTGATGTAGTTGATCTTAAAGTCTTATCTGGAATTCAAACAACATTTATTGTTAAGTATGATGATGGCAATAGAAGATTACTTATAAATCCTGTCTCATTTGCATCTACTAATGTTAATGTGCCAAATAATTCACTTTATATCCAAAATCATGGATTTAGGATGGGTGAAAAGGTTATTCACAATTCTTCTACACCTGCTGGAGGATTAGTAGATTCTGAAATTTATTATGTTATTGTTATCGACGAAAATACCATTAAATTGTCAGATTTGTATTATGAAGAATTGAGTTCTGCTAAAGATATCTCAATTATTGGTATTACTACCGAAGGTGATGGTAGATTAAGTCCAATTAATCCAGAAATTCAAGCATATAGAAATAATACTGTTATATTTGATCTATCAGATAGTTCTTTAGCAAATAGTGGATTCCCTGCTTTTGAATTTGATATTTACACTGATAAATCATGTAAAGATCCATTCTATACAATAGACGAGAATGTAGGAATTTCTAGCATTGTATTAGATTTCCAAGTTACTAAGAATGGTGTTATTGGACAGCAAAATGCTAATTTAAGTTTAATTATTGATGAAAAAACTCCAACAAGTCTTTATTATAATGTAAAACCTCTTAAAAATGCTGGTGCATCTGCATCTAAAGTTGAAGCATTTAGTGATGATTTTAATGTTCTTAACCCCAATAGATTAACTATTGTTGGTAGTAAATTTGATGCTTATACACCCATTACTGGAGTAACTACAAATACATTTGATTATACTATTATTGATACACCAGAAATAAGTTCTTATGATTCTACTGTTGGTGAGGCAATAATTAAATATAACACTACATCAACATATGCTCGTGGACCTGTTGGTGATATATCATTAGATTCTAGAGGAGCTGGTTACAAGTCATTACCTTATCTTGATAAAGTTGTTAGTGTTGCTGGAACTGGAGCACTATTACTTCCTAGAAGTGATAGTATTGGACAATTAACAGAAGTTGTTTTAACTGATATTGGATTTGATTACCCTGCAGACAATACTTTAAGACCTGCTGCTGCTTTACCTGCAACATATAAGATTGAACCTTTATCTAAATTTGAATTTATTAGGATTAAAGATCCTGGAACAAATTACTTTATAGCACCTGATATAGTTGTTGTTGATGGATTTACTGGTCGTGTTAATACTGAAGCATTATTAACATATGATGTTGGTGATACTGAAGTAGAGATTGTTAGGAATACAACTGGTTTGTATAATGTTACTCCAGTTCTTATGCCAGTTAATAATCCAAATGGTACAAGAATTGATAATATTGTATATAATGGAAATACTGGTGATGTTGTAGTTTCATTTGCTGTAACATTTACTAGTGAAGATGCATATCCTTTTGAAGCTGGTAAACGAGTAATAGTTGAGAATACAAATGTTCAAACTTCACAACCAGGTAGAGGTTATAACTCAGCTGCTTATTCTTATAAGTTATTCACTTTGACAGAGGTAGATGCTAATATAGGTGGAGATTTCCCAACAATTACCTACAATATTAAGAATGATTTGTTACCTGGAGAAGATCCTGGTTTATTTGATAGTTTTGATTCTTTTGGAACGGTAACACCAGAAAAATATTTCCCCATATTTGAAGTATTCTTAGAAAAAGACAAATTTAAGAAAGGTGAGGTTATAACTGCTCAGGATAGTAATACTGGAGTTGTACAAGAGTATGATGCGAAAAATGAATTCTTAAAAGTTAGATCTAAGGATCAATTTGATAAAGGAGATGTTATTATTGGTCAATCTTCACAGAACCAAGGTTTAATATCATCTGTAGATGGTATTAGAGGTCAATATAAGATTAGTTCTAATAGTATAACCAAAAAAGGTTGGCAGAAGGATACTGGTAAGTTGAATCGCTTCTTCCAGAGAATGCATGATAATGAATATTATCAGTATTTCTCATATTCTGTAAGATCTCCAATATCTCTTGAAAAATGGGATCATTTAGTAAGTAATTTAAATCATACTTCTGGATATAAGAAATTTGCTGAGTTAATAGCAGATTCTTATGATCCGTCAATAGTTGGAATGGGTACTGGACAAGATCTTAATGCATTTATTGCAGTATCTGACTTAACAAGTATTGTTGACCTTAACACTATAAAGGACTTTGATACTGCAAGAGAAAAGGCAATTACAGTAAACAATAAATTGGTATCTAATGAGATTCTTTTTGGTTTACCATTCTTAGCAAAATATCAAGAATTTATTGGTAATAGAGTCTTATCTATTGATGATTTTAGTGTAGATTTTGATGGTAAGAAGAGAGACTTTGGATTATTCTGTGATGGTGATCCAATCTTTGAACAAAGCTTTGATGGTAGTGATGATACTATTGTTGATTTAAGTGAGGAATCAGTTAATCTTGGTAATCATTACTTTGTATCAGGTGAAGAGATTGAGTATATTCCACCTGGAAATGACTTTGCAAATGCAATTGACATTGTTGCTACTGACTTTGGTCCTGGTATTGGAACTACTACTAAATTACCTGGATCATTCCATGTTGTTAAATTAGATAACCAAAGAATACAAGTTGCTGCATCTGCAACTGATTCTCTCAGATTTAATCCTGTAGTTGTTGGATTTAATTCTGTTGGTATTGGTAGTACTCATAGATTTAGAGGAAAGGAACCAAATAATAGATTATTGGTAACTGTTAATGGAACAATACAGTCTCCAATTGTGTCTACAGCAAATACTCTTTCTATTGGTTCTGCAACAGTTGGTGTTGGTTCTACACAAATAGGGGTAACTGGTATTACATCAATCTTCAGTGGTGATTTAGTCAAGGTAGAAGACGAGATAATGCTTATTGCTGGTGTTGACAAACCAAACAACTTATTGACTATTAGAAGAGGATGGATGGGTACTACAGATGCATCCCATGCTGCATTCTCAACTATTACAAAATATACGGGTAATTACAATATCGTTGATAATGATATTCATTTCTCTGAAGGAATGTGGGGTGATATTCCAGTTGGAATGGGAACAACTGGTACTAGTAATAATATTGATTATACGGGACTTACAACTAGCAGTAGATTTAGTGGTAGAGTATTCTTAAGATCTTCAATTAATGAAGCATTTACAACTAGTTTTGTTAAAGCATATGCTGAAAACGTTGTATTTGATGACTTATCAACCAAGTTTAATGGTATTACAACATCATTTATTCTTCAAAATAATGGACAAGATATTACTACACTTGAAGCAGGAAATGCTATTATTCTAATAAATGATATCTTCCAAGGTCCACAAAGATTAGGTAACCAAGTTACTACTATTCCTGGTGATTATAAGATTGAAAAAACTAACGGTGATACACAAACTTTATTAGGATTTAATGGTGAAGTAAGTGATTATAGTAAAAATAACGATATTAATGTTAATAATATTCCAAGAGGTGGAATTATTGTTAGTGTTGGGTCTACTGATGGATATGGATTCCAACCTCTAGTTGCTGCAGGTGGTACTGCTGTTGTATCCTCTGCTGGTACTGTTACTGCAATTGGTATTGGTTTAACTGGATCTGGATATAGATCTGGGTTACAAACTGTTGGGGTTGCTATTCAAACTAGAAGTGTAGGAATAGCAAGTTACACTTATGTTGGTAATGCCACTATAACTGATGGTCATGTTACTGATGTAACTATCAATAAGGTTGAAAGATTCTATAAACCAAAAAATATCATTAATGTTGGTTATAGTTCAATTACAGGTATAACAACTGTACAAACTACTCAAAGACATGGTTTAAGTCTTGGTGAAGAGATTACTATTGTTGGTGCAGCATTTACTTGTGATTACTATCCACCAATTAATATTACTAACGCAATTTACAATAATACCACTGGTATTATGACTGTAACAACAGGAATTACTTCTGTTAACGTTAGCGACTTTGTTTATACAAATACTACTGGTATTGGAACTATCACTACAGCAATTCCTCACGGACTTGTTAAACAGACTGCAGTAGGTAGAACATTTGCCTTATCTGGTATTGCTATGACCTGTGTTGGTTATGGTCAAACATTTGCAGTACATAGTGCTCAATATGATCATACAACAGGTATTGCAACAATCTTTACTGTTGGTAATCATGGTTTAACTGCTACTGATGATGTTAAACTAAGAGAATTAAAGTTTGTATGTCCTGTTGGTGGTGCTGAAGGATATGGGCAGCAATTTGGTATTAATAACTTTACTTATGACAATTTAACTGGATTATGTACTGTAACTACTGCAACATCTATTAGTGGTGTTATTGGAGTTGGTAGTGAAGTTAGATTGGATAATATTGGTCTTAACTGTGCATTTGGTAACTCAGTATATCCAGATGGATCTCAAGGATATACATTTACTGCACTTTCTGTTCCTACATCAAATCAATTTACCTTTAACGCTGGTATTTCAACTCTTGCACATACATATGTGTCTGGTGGTACTGTTAATGCTGGTCTTACTACATCTATCTTCCCAGATGGATCACAAGGATATTCATTTAAGACTATTGGTGTAGCAGCAACATCCTTTACTACTAATGTTGGTGTAACAACTATTAGACATACATGGGATTCTGGTGGTGTTGTTCAAGTTGGTATTACAACCGATATCTTCCCAGGAGATGCTCAAAACTCTCCAACAGGTGATACCTTCCAGCTTATATCTGCTCCAGATGCTAATACATTAGTCTTTAATGCAGGAATATCTACTATTCCATCAACTTATGTAAGTGGTGGTAGTGTATTACTAGGTCATAAACTTAAAGTTGGTACTGATATTGCATTAACTGGCCTGGGAATGACTTGTGGTATGAGTACTGAAGTTCATACTTATCCACGTAATAGAGATACTATTACAGATACATCTGTTGCAATTATTGCAGATGGAACAGAACATACAGTAAGGACTGCAGCATATAACCCAACAACGGGTATTATGACTATTACTATTAATGGTCATGGATTCCATAACGGTGATAAGATCAGAATTGCAGAAAAATCATTAACATTTACATGTGATAAAGATAATAATCTTACAACACACTCTTACCCAAGAAAGAATGATCCAATTTATGGTCAGTGGGTAGGAATTGCTAATACAACTGTTAATACCTTTAAGGTTCAAGTATTGGAGTCTCTTCCATCTACTTACACAGGTACTCATACATTTGTATCATCAACTCCTAATAATCTTACTCATAACAACGGTATTATTACTTTAGATGTTGGTCCTTCTGGTCCTAAGCATCAGTTTACCCATACATTTGATGGTACAGATACATTTACACCTACTGCAGTAGCATACAACCCTAATACAGGTGTAATGACACTTACAGTTGCTAATCACCCATTCCAATCAGGTGATTATGTTGGAATTGCTCAAAGTGCATTAACATTTACTTGTACTGCTGGTAGTGGTAATCATTCTTATCCAAGAGCAACTGATCCAATTTATGATAAGTGGATTCCTGTTAGCAATATCACTACAGATACTTTTGATGTTCAGGTCTTAGATACTATTCCATCTACAAACGTTGGTGTTCATACGTTTGTATCTGCTACAACTGGTGGAATAAGTAGATCTGTTCTTCATACTGGTGGTGTTTATAATCATCTATTTGTTGGTGCAGATAATGATTCTATTAGTGTTGATGGAACAAATACTAAGTATACTCCAACTAATGTAGAATATTCTGCTGCTAATGGTAACTTAGTATTAACAATACCTAATCACAATTTAACTGGTGCAGCAGTAACTACTGCAACAACAGCATCTTATGATGGTTCTGTTGGTATTATGACAGTTACTGTTCCTGGACATAGTATTGCTAATGGTGATTATGTTAAGTTTGTAGATGAATCATTTACATTTAAGTGTGAATTAGATAGTTACGCTACGGATCATAAGTATCCAAGACCACATGATCCAGCAGGAACAAATTGGTTAAAGGTATCTAATGTTGGTGCAGGTAAGTTTGAAGTTAATGTATTAGAGAGTATTCCATCTACAAATACTGGAATTCATAGTTTTGTCTCTGCTACTTCTAATGGTATTTTACATGCTCAAAATGCAATTGGAATTGCAACAGAATCTATCAAGTTGTCTTGTGATATGGATAAACATGGTAGTGAGCATGCTTATCCAAGAGCAACTGATCCAATTTATAGAAAGGTTATTGGTGTTGCATCAACAACTGCTGATACTATTACTGTTGATGTTGGTATATCAACTATTATTCCTTATGGTGTATCTGGAGCAACTTATGACCCAGCAACAGGTAATTTGGCATTGACTATAGGTTCACATAGTTTAAGTAAAGGAACTACAGTTAAAGTTGCTACAAACTCATTAGTATTCACATGTTCTCAAGATAGTAATGCTACTAAACATCGTTATCCAAGAGCAGGTGATCCAACTTATGCTGGAACTAAGGTATCGAGGATTAATTCTAATACAGAATTTGAGATAAATGTTGGTGTTGCTAATGTTCCAACATTCTATAAATCTGGTGGTTATATTGAAGAAATTATTCTTGCACCTAGAGCAGTTAATAATATGCCATCCAGTCAGGATGTTGCATTTGATGGAACTGCAGTAACTAATATTATTGATGAGTATACATTTGAGTGTGATTCTGGTTCATCACCTTATCCTCATTTCTATAAGAGAGCAGGTGAAGTTACTCAAGATGTAATTGTACGTTTTGATTCACCTCTTGGATATGAGAATATTCCTTTAATATATTCTGAGAATTCTAAGATAGGATTTGGAACAGGTGCTACTGTTGATGTTGAAGTTAGTAATGTAAGTGGTGTAGCAGATTTTGAGATTACAGATTTTGGATATAATTATGGTACAGATGATATTTTAACAGTTGCTATTGGTGGTACTGTTGGTATTCCAACCTTTAAAACTAAGACATCAAATGCAGTTTTACCTGTAGTCTCTGGTGGTCGTTATCCACATACATTTGTTGGTGCTGCAAATAGTGCTGTTATAAGTGGTGGTGGATATGATCATACATGGGTAAGTTCTCTTACAAATGGAGTATCAGTAACAGGTGTTGGAAACTTTACACCTACTGATGCAACTTATAATCCAACAACTGGTGATATGGTTCTAACCATTGCAGGTCATCCATATACAACTAGTCAAACTGTTGGATTTGCAACTGGTGCAATTACATTTAATTGTATGATGGATGGTCAGGCAACTCTCCATTCTTATCCAAGACCTGGTGACCCTGTTCTTGGTTATGGTGTAACTGCAATTACTGCAAAGGATACAAATACAATTACTGTTAATGTTGGTACATCTGCTACTGTTGGTCATAGTGTCAATAACGCTACATATACCCCTGAAACTGGTGAAATGGTA